TTTTGGTTTATTTAATCCTGTAAGTCCTGCCCTTTTTAATCTAGCTTTCTCACTCGCTGTCAGTGCCATGGTCGTGATCCATATCTCCGCTTACTAAATAGTTTGCGGCTTGTACTAACTCATGTTCTGATACTGCAATTTTATTTGTCCACCAAGTATCTAAAGACATTTCTTCGTTGCCTTCTAGATTATCTAAAATCATTTGACAATGTGATATAATTACTTTACAACTTGTAATAGCAGAAGCAGCATCAGTGTGACCACTTTTTAGTACTAGTTTTCCATCTCTGAATACTGCTTTCATTATCTACCTCTTCTTGGTAAAATTCTTCCTGCACCGCTTTTACCAAATCTTGCTGCTTTTGGTCTAACAGTTTTGCCAAATCTTGGGCCTATTGGTTTAGGTCTGGCACCATATCTGAGTCCACCAACACTGTAAGCATCTTTAGTATTTACTAAAGTTCCAGCTGCTGCGTTCATGTCTCTTGTAACTCCTCTATTGAGTCTATGTTTACGAATCTTCTGTGTGTTATGAACACCAGTAGGTCCGCTTAAAAAACCGCCTGTTCTAGCCATTTCTCTCTCCTATAAGCTTTTTAAGTTGCTTATCTCGAAAATTACACTCCTGCATAGTTGCGTAATTTTTCAGTTTTACTAATTGGGATAAAGCTCTTCTTCTTTCAATAACTACAGTTGCTACTGTTTTCTCTATTGCCGATAGCCTTCTAGTCATTTCATACTTTCTAGCTAGTGCGACTTTAGTCATTACTTTCTCCTTCTTCGTGTTGTTCGTTTTCGTTTAACAAAAGTAGATACATTTCTAGGTTTACCACCTGGGTTGCCTGCTTTTCTCTTTCTACGTACTGCTGACCGTTTTTGTGCTTCGGTCATACGTCTAGCTTTACTTGCTGGTACACACTTTGGATAACCACTTTTACTTCTTGCTGATTTTCTTCCGCAGGGTGGATGTCCTCCGCCTTTTCTTTTACGAGAAATATCTACCCAGCCTTCTTTAAACCATTTAGTTAATCCACCTTTAGGTTTTGCCATTATTTTCTCTTTCTTCCAGTACCCATACGATACCTTCCGCCTCTGGCTTTGTAAGTTTTTACTAACCAACCATTTGCATAAGCAGATGGATATACCTTAAACTTTCGCTTTGCTTCAGCTTTTACTCTAGCATATAGCGTTGGGTTTGTTGGTACGGGACGCTTTTTAGCGGCTTTCCTTTTTCTTCTTCTTACTGCCATTTCTCTCCTAAATGCACCGTGGGCATTTCAGCCCACGATACCCCTGCAATGTTACTTGTCTTTGGCTCTGCCAACATTTAAGGCAAACCAGTCAACTAATTTGTAGACTTTCTTCATCCAACCATCGTCAATCGGGGTTGGAGTGATAGCCGCTATGAATGAGCACAACATCACTATAGTAGGGATGACTGCTATCCACGCTTGGAGCCATTCAAAGAATCCTAACATATTTATCTCCTTCGGTACTTTCCGCCCCTTTTTTGGCGCTTACAGTACTGCTTTTGCGAAAAACCTTTAGGTCTTGCACAGTTTATCTTCCTCTTACGAGAAATCGTCCACTTTCTAGTAGCCATTATCGTAAGGTTTAAGATTTGTGGTGTCTAATACACCATCAAATGCCTCTTCGATCCTCTGCGGGGTGAAACCTTGTCGCCATGGTCTATTTGTTATCTTTGTTTTACCAAAAAACCAAGGTAATTGAGTAACATACGTATTCATAATTCTTTCTAATCTTACCTTGTTATTTATTTTTGACACTAATCGATAAACTTTCTTTGTAGAGTAATCTACAACGTATAAACCTCCAAATAGTCCTTTGTTATTTTCTATTTTTCTGGCTTCATCTAAGTTTTTTACACAAATAGTATTAAATGAATCTAGTTGATAGGTATGCTGAGACACATTATTGTCTTCGTCGCGAGTGATCGTTATTACTTCATCTTCGACGCTTAGAGTATGCGCGTGAGCCCATAGATTGAATGGGTTTTTAGTGTTAGCAGTTCCTGAGTCTTCAACCTCTCTCCAAGAACTCTTGTGAAAGAAAGTTCCATTCTTTCTTTCCCATTCTAAAGCAGGATGTAACCAGTGAGGTAATAGACTCCAGTTTGTTCTTCTGTAGTTCCTGTAGAATTCTTTTGCTATTTGTGTTACTGTCTTTTTCATAATTTGTTAAAAGGGTGGATTGGAGACCCCTCGATATTTTTCCGTGTCATGATATAATATCATGCAAGTTTGCTTAGTATAAGGTCATCCAATCCTAAATCGTTGATCACCTCCTCTTGGAGCTTGGGCTATTTACAAGGCCTGTTACTTTTTCTTTCCGCCTTTTTTCTTTTTCTTCTTTTTGCCGTAATGTCCTGGCATATCTTTCCTCCCTAAGTCCAACGAGGTGGCTCGTCTGGACACTCAGCCCATCTTAACTTTGTCTTGAGGGGCATAAAACAATGACATATCTTACAAGTCTTCCAAAACTTACTATAGTTTGGACACTTCTGACATATCTTTAGTCTTTCTTCGTGTGACTTTTTATTCGAAGTCTGCATGAAAATGGTCTCCATGTTTGCTTATTTTTTCAATCCACTCTTCTTTTGAGTGTAAACTTACATGAAAATTAGTTCCACAACTAAATGTCTTTAATGCTGGTTTAGTATCAATGTGAAAATATACGAAGTTTCCTAAAAACATAACCTCGTGTAAAACATCATCAACTTCCTCGGGAAGTATGTGTTCCATTACATCTACACACAGTACCAAATCAAACCATTTAGCACTAACTCCTGGTAACTTTTCAAACTCTTTTATATAAGGGTCATAACATGTTGGAATAGGTACTCCCCATTCTTTATGTACCTCATCACGAGTGTACTGCCAACCTTTACCACAGCCATAATCTAATATATTAAAAGGATTTACCTTTTCAATGACTGCTTTTATTTTGTCTTTGTTCCTTACTGTTGTTCTACCACTCATTGTAGTAGTGTTTTTATGAACCCAGGCATACTCTTCAGCAAGTCTGCCCTTACTTATCATCTTCTTCGTCTAGGGTTATGAGTTTTTCTTTGTAATCTTTTCTTTCTTGCGAGTAGTTGTTTTACTCTGCCAGTAAGTTCTGGAGCTTCATTAGTTTCTTCTGATTGCTCCACTGCCTTCTTAAGGGCTTCTTTTATTTCGTTAGCCATTTAATTGCTTCCTGTTTACTTGTAAATATTTCATGGATACCATGACCAACTAAGTGCCATAGTCCTCTTTTTTCGTAAACTTCATACCCTTCAGGTAATTCTGGTTTTACGACTTTCTTTATTTTTGGTGCTTTTTGAATATCTTTTTTAGAATAATCCATTTCCATTGTTATTTTCTCCTATCCGTGCATTGTCCATATGGTTAATGCTACTGTGGCGCCTCCAACGATGATTCCTCCGCATGCAGAGATAAGTATCGTTTCTATTCTCTTGATACTCTCATCCATATCGTCAAAGCGGTTAAATGCAGTTTTCCATCGCTCCGCGCAGACTGCTTCATGCTTGGCTAAATCGCTAGCTACTTGTTCGGCATCCATTATTGTTCTCCCTTACACTTTTGTATTAAATACATGATAATTATATCAAATTCGATACCTGCTGTCAAGTACTATTTTCGTATGGTATAGATTTTTACAGGCTCTGACTTACCTTTGACAGTGACTTCGTCAAGAAATTCGTATTCATAACCATCTACTAAACTGTACTCGGAAATCACATTATCTACATCATAGTTTTTACAAGATGATTCTAGTCTAGCAGCAAGATTAACAGAATCGCCAAGGACGCTGTAATCGAAACGGCTACTTGAGCCAAAGTTCCCAACCACGCATAATCCGGAGTTGATTCCTGCTCCCGTATTAATTTCATCCAATCCTTCACTTCTGAGTTTCTCATTTAATTCCTCCAAGCTCTTCCTCATTTCTAAAAGAGCTGCTGTTGCGTTCTCTTTATGATTTTCATCTGCTACAGGAGCGCCCCAGAACGCCATGATGCAATCTCCCATGTACTTATCAATTGTTCCTCCATGCTTGAGAATTATCTGAGTCTGATTGTCAAGAAAACGATTAATCAGAGTAGTAAGTCCCTGTGGATTCTTTTGGTATTTTTCCGATATTGGTGTAAATCCCCTGATATCAGAAAAAAGAAAAGTTAGTCGTTCTGTCGACCCACCCAATCTCAGTAATGATGGGTCTTCCTGTAATTTTTTCACTAAGTCCGGACTAACGTACGTCCCAAATTGTTGTTTGATTCGAAGTTTCTGACGATACTCGGATAAGAAACTCAGGAATGTATGAATACTCCAAAAGCCAACCGAGATTATTACGATTCCTGTGACGTCAAACAAGTAGGAAGATTTATATAAATGCCAGGCTCCATATAAACTACCACCGACAATGAGTCCGAGTGCTGGGATTGAGAGATACACGCTCCTTGTGGCAAAGGCGAGTAGTAATAGTCCGATGAAGGTTGCGAGTACTTCGACTCCTGTAGCCCAAGTTGGTTGGGAAGGAGCAGTACCAGTAATAAGATTGTGAAGTATGTTTGCTTGTATTTCATGAGGGTATTTTGCCCCCGCAGGGGTCGGCACAGGATTAGTTATACCCTCTGCAGTCGTGCCGAAGATGACGAAAGGAGCTTCTATAGGATTCTTTAGAAACTCCAATCCTGTTTGTTTGTAGAACTTTGTGTTCCAATTAAGAAAGATACGACCATTCGCATCTGTGTTCATTAAAGGGTAGTTTGGGATTCTAACCCATTGCACGCCTTCTGGTGTTGTTTTTAGCTGGTACGAAGGATCGTTTACGGCGACTCTTAAGAGTTCCAAGGCGAAACTCGGGTAAAGTTTTGACTCTACGTTTACGACTAGGGGAATACGACGCGTAACCCCGTCTATTTCCGGCGTAGCGGTTACTACTCCTAGTCCCTTTGCCTTTGACTCCAGCGTGGGTTCTGTAGGTAAAATTCCTGGATACTGATATAGCCATGGTGTTGGGTCTTCTCCTAACTGGGCTGTTCCTACATGAGGATTAATCCCAGTAACTTGTGTCGATGCTGCACTAGCAAGGACAGTTGGTACTTGATTCATTCGCATTGCAAAGTATGTATCATAGTCTTTGCCACGAAGGTCGGGGTTTGGCATCAATACTGTAAATCCAGGTATGGCACTTGTTGTTGTTATCAAGTCTCCATATAAAGATCTAGGAAGCGGCCATCCCCCATAAGTCTTAAGTAAATCTTCGTCAAGGTCTACAATAAGAATGTTCTCATTCTGTACTGGTTCGGTATTCATAATCAGATAGTCGTAACCAATTAGTTCGAGTCTCTGCATAACACCGGGATTCCAAATAAGTAACCCCATGAATATTAGTATTGTTATTATCTTTTGGTACATTTTGTTTTTGCCTTATTTAGTAAATTAAAGTTACTAATGACTACTGCAGATCCTAAGAAATTTACAAAATCTATCTCTGCTCTCGTGAATACTCCTTCGTGTTGTAACATCCAGTAAGGAGCTAAAAATACAGTCTTATGAGTAACCATTCTTCCTACTGATGGTCTTTCTCCTAGTAGTGGATTGCCTTCTTTGATACAATCATACTTTAATCCTCTCTGAGTGGAGTAAACATCTAATGCTTGTATAGTCCAGAATAAATACCACTGAAAGGCAGTACTTTCATCTTTCCACTCTAAATATATGCCGAAGTCTTCTTTTTCTTGTGCTAGTAGTTTACTGTCAGCTTTTATCTGTTCATAATCCCAAGGTATATCAACCTGAAGATTGACGGATGCTGATAGTAACATCGGAACCGTTGCCAATGACAACATTATAGCTTTTGCCATCTTGTTCGAGTATGATGTTATATCCAGTTTGTCCATTTATATCTAATCTTACGCTCTGATTTACTTGGCGCATTATAGTTAAAAACTCTGCATCTCCAAAAGTTGTTATCTGTGTACTTGCGTCTTGGCCGAATGTAGTACCTCTTATATCTACTGGTGCTATTCCAACTGACGCAAGTTCATTATTGTCTAGTTCATCTACTGATTCTATTACTTCCAGTAAATCTTCTAGGAAGTTTGTTCCTAGGTAATCTATGTCGAGTTCCCGAAAATCTTCTTCTACTTCTAATAAATCTACATCGAGCCCGTCGTAAGCGAGATAGTCGATATCGAGAATATTAGTACTAGAGTCGCTACTTCCAGACGATCCCTCAGTTTGTTCAAGTTCTTCATTTTTCTTTGGTGGTGATACAATCAAAAGATTGTCTATCAGATCTAGTGTTAAGTCGAGGATAACAGGTTTAGTAGGACTCTGTTCCCATACAGTTGTAACAGTAGATTGATACGGTTTATTTAATATTACCTGTCCTAAAGCAGTTGCTACTACAATCTCGCCAGAGGGCAGTCCGTTTGCATCAGGTAAGAGTATCACCAAAGACTTACCGAACTCATCAACGGTAACAGTAAAATCTGTTCCTCGAATTGCGATTTGTGCTGTTGGTGTACTGATGTTGATATTTTGTTTATTTATCTGTCCTATCTTACCAGTAATAAATCGAGCAGTTCCACTTGCAAATTGCATTTTCATCTTTGACTTACTTGGGTTTGGGTCAAAGATTACTTCGTCTATGACAAGTTTACTATGCTCTGTGAGTCGAACTTGACTATCATCTATGAATGTGATACCGAGTCGCCCATTAGCTGTTCGTACATCATCCATTTGTTGAATGTCTTGTTCTAAAGTTGCAGGAAAGGTGTCATCACGAATGACAGCACCTTGCCCACGTAGTTCTGTGATTTCGCCTATATCAGCAAGAAGTGGTTGTACCACCATCAGACTGAATAACACAAATGTTACTGTTTGACGCATCACTTTCTATTTTTAGCCAATCAAGTGCTAGTGTTGACTGTTGTTTGATTGTCAACGTATTGTCACTTCCACCTAAATCTAAGTAGAAATAACCTGCATCACTTGATGAAGCTCCATAACCAGTTTTGGTTAAGTTCATTGTATTATCATCCCCTAAGATGTCCATATAAGCAGTATAATAGTCAGAGTCTATATCAAAAGTTAAATTGTTATCATCTCCGTCTAGTATCAAATCTAAGTCCAGATAACTTGCCCCTGCATTCTCACCGATATCCCAATCAAAAGTGTTGGTGCTACCAGTAACATCTACATTGATGTCAGCAAAGTCAACTGTGTTTAATCCTGTAGTATCCATAGAAAACTCGAATGTATTTGAATCTCCGTCAAACTCGAAGAAGCCAGTAAAGTTTTCACCTATTATACCATCAGTAAGAAACTTATTTGTAGAACCAATCTGGTTGATATCCAATGTCATAGAGCCACCATTTAAGATAGCTTTTGTCATAGTCCCAGCGATTGCATCGTCTCCACCAATAATATTGCTAGAGCCAAGCTGTTCTAAGTCTATGGCAACATTGTTACCAGTTTGGTCAATATAGATTTCATTATCTGCCATAAGGCCAAAGGATAATAATAAGAGTAATATTCTCATTACTTCTCTCCCCAGTACTTCCAGTACCCTTTCTCTTTGCCGTCTTTTATCAACTGTACTACTGCAGTTTCCATTGCTGCTTGTACAGCTATAGATTTGCTTTCATTCATTGCATTACCACTTTCAAACTCTACGAGTTCTGTGCCTTCTGCTATAAATCTGAAAAAGTCATTTGATACTCCGACAGAGAGTATTTTCTTTGACGTAAGGATTTCCATTAAGATCTCTCCTGTACTCACAGAAACTAGCCTTAATGAGACCACTACAGTGTCCTCACGGTATTGCTTGGAGTTACCAATGCCAAGATATCTAGCACCCATACCTCCTGTTAATAAATTAGTGTTATAATCCACTATACCCCCTTCAATGATAAGACCAGCGAACAGTAGTGGAAGTTGCTCATCGTCATCATTAAAACTTTGTCTTGTCTGTCTAATTAGTTGTCTTTCTTTAGTTAAATGGTCAAGACCACTTCTTTCTACAACTTTGAAAAAGCCAGACTGTTTGAGTGCTCTTATTAGATATGCTTCGGGAGCCATAGTAACAGCAGTACTGAAACTAGCTATACCATCGACACTCTTTCGTTGTCCTGTTAAATCGCTAAATGAGTATACCGCCACGACAGGATATCGTGATGGTTGTGGAACATTTTGAATTGCTTTTGTGACTGGTTGTTCGATAATAGCGTCCCCAGAAAAGCATTGCGCTTTTCCTACAATGGTCGCTAAATCTTTATAGTCTTCGTCTGGATTAAATATACAAGGAGACACATATTCATAATGTGTCCAGTTTGCACAACTAGAAACCAAAGTCGCCAATAGGGATAGTAATAGTAGTTGTCTCACCTGTTGTCTCATTAAATATGGTCATAGTTATTGATATTCCATCTGATGTCCATGTAATCAGATTATCGAATAATTCAAATGAACCTTCTTCTGCAGGATTCTCTCCAAATAACTGGTCTACCAGCTGTCGAGATAACTGTGCATATACTCTACTCTCAAAGTTCTTTATAAATCTTGCCAGAGTGCTATTCTCAGCCTCTCTTTCAGCTTCATCTTTGAGTGCTTTAATTTCCGCTTTTAGTGCGTCTTTTCTTGACATTTCTTGTGAGTCAATAGTAAGATAGTGGCTAGATGTACCTACACCACTGAATGAAGGATTCTTAAATCCAAATTTAATTTCGTCCGCCTCAATTTTGTTAGTGAAAAATAGAAAGGCGACAATAAGTAGTGCGAGTGCTAAAACTCCACTAAGTAGTTTTCTACTTTTCGTATCTTTTCTTCTCATTTTCTTTCAATTGTAAAACTGTGTCCAGTTTCTTTTGCAGTCGAATCATGTCATTATCTAACATTCTTATTTGGTCTATTAACTGTAAGATTGTTATTTTCATTTCTTCGATTGCAGGGTCTATCTTTTCTGTAACAGTAGTCCAAACAAAGTATACGAAATATCCAAGTCCAACCATTGCTACAATGGGGAATCCGAACTGTTGTATTGCATCAATCACGTCTTGCATCAATACTCCCAGATTCCACGAAATTTTCTGCTCTTGCTATCTTATCTAAGTCTGGTGTAAGACCAAGTGCAGAACTTACACTCATATCAATTTTAATCATATCGTTATTCATAACTTTGATTCGAGTAATAAGCATCTTTGAGATACCTCTAACTTCTTCTGTATCTCCAACTACATCATCCATAATCTTGCGAATGATGAGAAATATAAAACCACCCATAAACAGTGCAGCAGCGATAGGCGCTCCTACCTGTCCAATGACATCAAATACTCCTAGCTCCTCCATGGGTAACTCCAAGGTAGTATCCAGTATTTAAAGAATGTTCTCATAAGTATTTAATTATCTCTTGGTTGATTGCCATGCAACCAAACATGCCGAACAGCACCGTGACTTGAATTACTGAAGCATATGTAATCTGCTTCATTGGATGCATTTCTGTTAACTTTTCTACTATACTTTCTGAAGGTGCTAAATTAACAATCTGCAATGCTTTCTTCTGCATAGCAGTTGCTGCGTCTTCAGAAGCCGATGCTAACTCCGCATCCACATCTGTATGTTTCTTTTGGGTTGTCGAATGTAAATTGTTCATTAAGTCCATTTGTTTTCCAATCTAAGGTCATGCCTTCCAAATAAGGCGCAGATTCAGGGTCGATTCTAAATTTTATACGCCCCCAATCCAGTACCAAATCACTTGTATAAGTTTGATTACAATAATCAAAAGTATACTCCATACCACCGCAGCCGCCCCCAGTAATACCAAGTCGAAAAACAAAGTTCTCCTGTTGGCTCGCTTTCTGTATAAGTCTAGTATACGCCTCATTTGTTACCTCGATCATTTTATGAAAAGCTTTATAACTTTAGTTAATCTTCCTGCTTTCATGAATTTATGAATTTTTCTGAACATTTATTCTCCCAGTCTTGAATAGCTTTACTTATACTATCTTCTGCTAGAACTGAACAATGCAATTTTATAGGGGGTAACTTTAAGGCCTCCGCTATATCTTTATCTTTAATTAACTTAGCTTCTTCTATTGTCTTTCCTTTCAACATTTCTACAAACATTGTGGAAGACGCGATTGCTGACCCACATCCATATGTTTTAAATTTAACATCGACAATTCTATTATTGCCTGGGTCTATCTTTAGTTGTAATTTCATGACATCACCACATGCGGGTGCTCCAGTCATTCCAGTTGCTACAGTAGGGTCTGTAGGGTCAAAACGCCCCACACTAAATTGCTTAGGTGAATTGAGTACTTGCTCAAATCTGTCCACTACCTCTTTACTGTATGCCAATCTTTTTTATTCCAAATACATAGTTCTCGGCTGCATCTTCTGCGTAGCTTTCGCTATGTCCTTTATAAAATTCTGTTTTAATTATGACTCCATGTTTGTCATAGAATCTGGCACCGTAGTGCCCTTCTTTTAATACTGTGTCGGCTCTAAGGCCTTCATTCCAATATGTGCTAAGCTCTTGCATTTCTTCGTCCCTCATATATGCGTACATTTATTTCAACAACTTCTCCATAAGTTTTCCATAGTTACCTTGCCCAAATGGGAGTTCGTTGATCTGTACGTTTGTCTGATTTTTGACATTAGCTGTTTTTGCTTTTTCTAGCTCTGCCATAGCTTTGATTTCATCCATGCGCATCTTGTGTGCCATTTGTAATAAATCCGCTAGGTCTTTGTTAGTATAAATTTGACTTTCGTCTGCTTCTTCTAGTTTTCTTTCAATTATATCATCAAGTGTATTCGCTAACTTAAAGCGATTCCTGTAACCTGTATCTAAGTACACTTGATCTATGTATGCTTTAATTTCCCGTTTCCCTAAATATTCTTGAACGGTATTTTCGTCTAATTTCATGCGAAGGCATACGGCTTGTATATTCCCGAGTTCTAAATAGTTATTAGCTATTTCTAGACCCTCTGGACTCATCTTGGTTACAATTTCATTTTTCATACTTGAATTATACCAAATTTTAATCCTCGTGTCAAGAAGTATTTATGTGAGCATCATTATGATGCAAAGTTTCGCGTCTTTTTACGGTTCGCAAATTTTTCAAAAGTCGTACGCGTGGGGGTGTCCAGAGCGTGGGTGGTTAGGTAGTCAACTAACCCCCCTATATGCTAGAATAATTCTAACTGCCTTTCGTGTAATGAGCCAAAGGGCGACTCTTGAAGGCTCACCACTTGGCAACGATTATCAAATCTTTGCTTTTGCTCGTCGCATATGTTCTGTGCGATTTGCCTTGCTTGGTCGTCATCATCACACCAAATATTTAAAGATAATTCTACTCTATACCTTTCCATTATAATACCCCATGATACATTAATGTAAATAATGCAACTGCAACTAAGACAGCCACCCCACCAAAGAAACAGCTTAATAAATAATCAGGCTCATTTCTTTTTAATTTACTATATCTTTTCATATTTATTTTCTCCCTTTTAATTCTTGCCTTAACTTAGCAAGATGAACAACATAAACCCCAACCCAAAATTTTGACTGAGATTTAATCCACTTTTTATTATTAATTAATTTTTCAGCTTTGTTAATGCTGTCGATTAATTGTTGCTTTGTCATATTTTCCATTTTCATAATTCTATTATAACTCCTTTTTAAATTTTGTTCAACTTTTTTTTAAATTAAAAACTTGAACATGGTTTAAAATTTGTTTACCCTTCGGGTTAATCAAACTTTGTTTGATAAACAAATTTTAAACCACGCACGAGAAAATGTCAACTTTTGTGTCAAGAAATTTTAGGCGATTCTCATACACGATTTTTGCGAAAATGTCAAATTTTGTGTCAACTTTTTTCGGCAACTTTTTTTAAATGTTTTGCAAACTTTCTATAAATGTTTTATACTTTTTATATGTTAATTACTAAGGAGATTAAACACTATGCACGATAAATTATATATGCACTTACTGAAAGCGAAACATCAAGCCGAACAAGAAAGGCTAGAGGTTAAGCAAAAACTAGACCTATTTAGGAAAGCAAATAGAAATGTTAAACTTACTAAAGCAATAGGAAAAGAATATAAAGACTTTGAAAAGGCTATCAATAAATATAATGGATTGATACGCTCACTCAAGCAAAAACTTCAACAGGGTTAATTGTGGCTACCCTTACTAAAGCCACTACAACAAAAGGAAATATTATGGAAAATAAAAAGCCTAAATATTATGAAGATTTAACTAAATCTCAAATGGTTAAAATCATTACTGAGCAAACTAGCTTAAATCTTCCAGCATTGGAGAGAGCAACTAAGGTTGATATTTCCAATATCGCAAAAGCATTAAAAGTTAATGCTGATTATAAGGGGGCAAATTAATGTCGCCTAGAACGAATACGGCACATACTATTGTATGTGTCGTAGATACTGAAACTACTTTTATCAATGAAACGCCTAGAATGGTATATCACTTTGGGGCAACTTTCGGAGATATAGAGCAAGAGAACTCTTTTAATGTTGTTAAAATGGATTACTATGTAAAAGAAGTTATTGAAGATTTATCTTTATTTCTACATCAGAATAAAGAGGGACATAACTTCGGCTATAATAAATCTATGGCAAGAGCATTAAAAGATGCTATCAATAATCCACATAAGGTTAAAAAATGGAAAGATATTATCAAGGAATGGCAAGACTATTTACACGCTATGAATGTTCAATATCTTACATCTTATAATTTTAATTTTGATATTGGCACGGATTCAAGCGAGATTGCCACCATTAGAAAAACACATCAACAACTCACGGATAAGACTTTCTTTTTACCTAGAAATGTTGATTATGTTTGTTTAATGGATATAGGGGCAACTCTTTTTATGAATCGCAATTATTTGAATTGGGTTAATAATTTGACTGAAGAAGAAAAGAATCAGATGACTACCGAGAAAGGGAATCCGTCTTATTCGGCTCAATCTTGCATGAGATATATTAATCGTGATTTATGGTATCAAGAACAGCATACAGCATTAAGAGATTCGCTTTTAGAATTTCAGCTATTCGCTCACTTTTGGGGCAAATGGAAAAGAATTATAAAAGCTGAATTTGTTAATAATGTTAAAACACCATCTTGGCAACACTTGAAAAAGGGCTATTCAGCTACTAAGAAAAGACAGCTAAGACTAGGGAAAGCAAAAGCAACTAAGAAAACTAAAAAGCCAAATGTAAAGCAACAAGCCTTACAAATGGAAATGCCACTATAAGGGGGAACTATGGCAAAACAATTAGAATTAGAATTTAACGAAAAGAGCGACACACTCAAAAAACTAGATAAAGAGATTCCAGACTTTAAAAAGCATGGATTCACTAGCAAGGAAGAATGGCACAAAGCAATTCTTTTTGATAAGGAATGGCATAGAATGAATAAGCACATTTCAGAAACAAGAATAAAGGGAAAGGGGGCAAAATGAAAATTGAAACTCTAGCCGAACAAAAGCTAAGACAAATTCAGAATATGGTTTTCACGCTTTCAACTTTCTGTATCGCTATAGGGATTCAAGGGCTATTGCCCTTGCCCTTTGAATTTGCATGGTTTTTTATTTTTGTTGGGAATCTTTGCATATATTGGGTTGCATGGTCTCAAGAAAAAAGAAAGCTCATGTTTTTAACTATTGTTATGTTTATTGCTCAAGCAACAAATATTGCAAGGCATTATATTTGGGGGGCATGATGAAAACTAAAACTAAATTTGTTGATAGGTTATTTAATCCGTTTCCTAAAATTAGAATCTATGACTTAGACGGAACGATTATAGATTCTAGCCACCGAGCAAAAATGGATCAAAATGGAAAACTAGACCTTGAACATTGGAAAGCTAACAACACTAAAGAGAACATCTTTAATGATGATTTACTTCCTATGTATTGGCAACTTGTCAACGATTATAAGAATGGCGACATCATCATTCTTTGCACAGCAAGGGAACTTACCAAATGGGATTGGGAATATATCCACTCAATGGGGATTTATTATGACTATGTTAAATCAAGACCTATTGGGGAAAATATGACCGATTGGAAATTAAAGAGAAATCTTTTAAATCCGTTTTTTAATCTAAAGCCATTTAATAAGATTGTTAAATATTTCTATGATGATAATGATTCTAACCTAGCCCAACTTTCCGACATGGGGGCGATTGTTTGCAACGCTAGAGAATGGAATCAGCATTTCAGATTGCACTAAGGGGGCGACATTAGGGGGCAAGAAATTGCCCCTTTTTTTATTTCGAAAACGACTTGACTTTTACCCCAAAATCCTGTAAAAAAATCCTCAAAAAATCTTGACACAAAATTTGACAAAAACGGAAACATGGTTTAAAATTTGTTTATCTAAACAAGTTTAGATAAAGCGAAGCGAACAAATTTTAAACCACGCACGAACTTCTAACCCCAATAACACGAAACGCCAAAAAAGTCAAGAAAATTTTAAATAATTAATTTCAAATTATTTTGAAAAAAGACTTGACCAAAGGGGAAAAATAACCGATAATATTTATATTGATTGAGAGGGAAATAACCGAGAAGGAAACCAACTCTCCGACCTCCGAAAGGGCAACCGACTGAGAGCAAGGAAAACGGCAGAACTTCCGACCACCTCCAACGATTCGAAGGATAGAACCGATTTATCGACCTTTCCGAGAATCCATACCGAGAATGAACTCACAATCGATACGCCGAGAGGTGGACTCATACCGAGATTATATCAACGATTGCTGGACACCTCAAGGCACTTTTAATATTTACTTCATATTTCTTCATTATATATAAAACGGGGAATCTCGCCGAAAGGTGGGATTTTTCTTTTGCCTTGTAAATGAGAATGATTCTCATTCGCATTTAGGCGCGCGAAGCGCGCCGAGCAGTGCAGTATCGAAACGATTTGATGAAGCCGCAGGCGCCGAGCAGTGCAGTACCGAAACGATATAAGTCTTTCTGTCAAGGAGCGACTTATCCACAGGTTATCCACATGTCTCTGCGCAGCGCCACGAGCATATCCCGCCCCCCACCCTATTATTGTAGCACACTTTGCCGCTCTTGTCAAGAACTTTTTTCAAAAAAATAAAACCCGCCGAAGCGGGTTCTACTTAGGAACAGATGTCGATTAATCTTTTGATTGTTTCTGCATTTGCTCTTTCAAGCGAATTTAGGAAACCTTTGTCGACTTTGACAACTTGCTCTAATTCTTTGACCAAAACTGCTTTGGTTTTTGCGACTTTTTTCTCTTTTTGCATTTTTTCCTCCTTGACAATATGGTATTATTATAAGCACTTTGGGCGGGTATGTCAACACCCACAGCGAATTTATTTAATCTTTTTTATCCACAGGTTATCCACAGCAAATCGCGCCGATTATACCACACATCGATAGCGGGGTCAAGAACTTTTTACAATTTCTTCAATCTTTTTTCACAAGGCAAGTCTCCGCAGAGCAGCCGCAAACCCGCATAAACAGGGGCGATGCAACACCCGCAAAAAGCCATTGCGCCGACAGTGCAGTACCGAAACGATGCTAAAAAGTACAAAAACGAAGTGTCAAAGCGATGTGCGCTGCGGCTAGTCTATAATAAGACTTATTTATATTTTAGCACGAATTTGCGCGGGTGTCAAGAGAAATTTTGGGAAATTTGCGTTTTTGGCGAGGATTTGCGGCGAAGGTCGGTGGTTTCGCGTCCCGCCCCCCGAAGTTCCGATGCGATGTTTTACAAATAATTCGCATTTATTGTTGACACAAGGACTCAATGCGCGTATAATATACACATATTGAAAAAGGAGGACAAAGTGAAAAAACAAACATTAAAGTTTTCAGACAAAGTTCTTGACAATATATGGAAAATCGGATATAATATACTTTTAATTGGGAGAAAAAGAAAGATGGCAACAGCAAAAAATTATACAGATGAGCAAGTCAAAATGATGACTACTGCTTACACAGAAACCCCTACAAGGGAAACAGTAGATAGTCTAGCAGAGACTTTAGGCAAAACAACTAGGAGTATCATTGCCAAACTGTCTAGAGAAGGAGTTTACCAAGCACAACCTAGAACAACTAAATCTGGCGAACCAGTAGTTGCAAAGGCAGAACTTGTAGCACAAATCTCAGAACACTTTGGAATCGAACTTCCTACACTTGTCAAAGCAGGAAAGCAAGACCTACAAAGATTGGTTGACGCAATCTCACAATAATTGTCAAGGAGTGATTACCCTAAGTAATCCGTTTTGAAAAGGGTATCTACTTTACAGAAGTGTCTACGGAAGCACATCCAATGGGAAAGTAGCAGGTTCGAGTCCTGACCTGTAAAGTATCTCTGCCCTTCTCAAAGCGACGCAAGTAGAAAATAAATCGAATTTCTTCTTGACAAAACCCTCAAAAGTTAGTATAATATACATATATTTTGAGAAAAAAGAAAAACGGGAAAACAAAGCACCATTACTGTCTCGACAGTGTGCTAGAAACCCGCAGGGGTTGTGATAACAGACCAATTTGATGGTAGCAACACAACCCCACCTTCAAGAAAATAATGTAAAATTCTTCTTGACAAATGGTTTCAAAGTTAGTATAATATATCTATATTTTGAAAACAAACAAAAACATTGGAAGATGCAACGCCAAAAAGGTTGTATTACGGAGTGGCACTCGCCTAGAAAAGGAGTCGCCAAGTGAGGCATCACATAAAATATTGCCGTATGCTGTACTGCATCTACAGGACGCGTTAATGAGATAGATGTGCGGTTTTTGATACTCGTATACAGAGATATTTTGCGGAAACAAAAGTGAGTGTATATCCGATTGACTTGTCGGTAAAAGAGTGTGGCAACTACCCTTATCAGTAAGTCCCTTGTAATTTGTCTTCGGACATTGACAGAGGGCGGTAAGCAGAGTAGTGGAGTCGTCCCTCAAGTAGTGTGTCGGCACTATAAGACCTTCGGGATTAGCAGTATTACAGAAGTGCAAACAGTAAATCTGCAGTAATTGACACCAGATTATGACTAAACAATCAGGGAGTGTGAGATAACCACGCTTTGTGAGTCCACCAGCATACTGCGCGTAGTTTTAGATTACCGACCAGTCGAGGCGTTCCACATAAAGAGCAATATCCGTGCAATGTAACGAGAGCATAGACCTACGGCGATTCATGGTTTACCTGTCAAAGTAGGCACCTTAGCGTGAAACACTATCAATTAGACTTCAGTGTGCAAGTAGTAGGGCAAGTCCCACGCCACCAAGTAATGAGAGCATAGGTTGAAAGAAGCAAGTAGCATAAGGAATAGTGTGTGAACTACCATAAGAACGGCACACACGAGTGGGAGGAAGTGCTAGGTTGACGCCAATGACCACTTCCACCATGATTGAGGTAGAGGAAGCGATGCTTATAATCTACCAAGAAGGCACTTAACAGCAAGGTAGCGCATAAACACACCCATCTGTATAAAGTGCCCAGTCACACAGAGTGCACTCTGTAGATGGCGACATCAAGTAAAAAACAGACAGTTTTTTCGAGGGAACACACCAGTTCCCTCTTTTTTTGCTTCAGAAACCTTAACATCAAAATTTCTTATGTTAATTCAAAATAGTTCTTGACAAGTCTGTCAAAATTTAGTATAATATATGTATCAAAAGAAAAAGGAAACCACATTTTCCTACTTGAATGAGTGTGGCGTCCCCAAACGGAGAATGGGCAGTGGAGGATGAGATAGACTCCACACTTTAACTTTAACAATTTATTAACAGGAGGTGGCACAATGCCAGCAAAATTCAAACCATCACAAAAAGTTTACAAGAGAGGAGTTCCTGCTTCTAAACTACCAGTGCAGCACTTCTATCTTAAAAATACACCTAAAGAGGAGTTATTCGCTGAGATAAACAAATCTAGTGTAAAACCGAAACAAAGACAAAAGTGTCTAAACGAACTCGCTAGACGAGGCATCAAGGTACAATGGGTATCTAAGGAGAGTGCATAATGGCAAAAGCGTGGGGAAGTAATCATGTGCCTCATGTGAAGAAAACATCACAGGGCAACGGCAGAGGCACTTTCAGTATCAATATGAACAAACACAAGAAGCGTTCATATAAAAAATACAGGGGGCAAGGTAAGTGAAAAAATTACTAGACTTAATTTGGGAACCATTCGACAGTGGTGACTCTATAGAGTGGTTTCTCTTACTGTTCGGTTGGACAGTATTGATTACAATTATATTGGGGGCATTATGGACTTAACAGTAATACTATTAGTAGCAATGTTCCTAGTATATATGTATTTCAATGACAGGAATGACTGGCGTGGGTAAACTAATTCTGTTTCCCATGCATCGCACTGAAAAGGCAAGGATAGTTCAAGACTTAGCACTTCAGGAAGAGGAGATAAAGATGTGCCTTGATGACCTCGAGGCACTTAACGAACACATAGTTGATTTAACAGCAGAGTATGAAATGTTGTTGAATCGACTGTGTGAATTACAGCATATAGGAGAAGACAAAAGTGATTAAAGGCAGTATGATGTATGACCAATATGGTCGTAAGCGTAAAGTAGGAAATCTATACAAAAGTAAGAAAGCGACACCTAATTTCAAAAAAGTCGCAAAGAAACAGTTCAAAAGAGATGAGGAAAACTATCCAAGTGCACCAGTTGGAGAATATACTGTGCCTGAGGATAACTCATATAAAGCAGACATCAGTAAGCAATACACGGTATCGATTGCTTACAACAAGGGTGCATACCAAGTGATACCTAAAGGAGAAGTGAAAGACATTGGCAAGTAAGCATTATAGAGTAGGAATGAAGGCAAATGGTAGCACCATAGTGGCAATTCGATATCCAGAAAACACCCAACCTAAGTGGGAACATTGGGATTGTCCAGCAAGAAATTGTGTGGCACACATGGATGTGGAGTTAGAAGATGGTAGAGTTATCAGTAGCAAGGACTTACTACTAGAAAACAAGTTTAAAATCAAAGATATAAACAAGTTAGAGAAGTTTATATCAGACATTTCGGGAGGTGTAGCGTGAGTAAAATCAACGATTACGCAAGGTTTGTAGACCAGTGCACATCCGAAACAAGTAAAGATACGACCAAAATGTGTGATAGAGTAGAATATCTAAGAGGAACTTACACTACACGCAATGGTGAAGTCATAGACCAAGAAATAGATATGGCAAGATTGATGACTGCCTTGATAGGAATGATGGCAGAAAGTGGAGAGTTTGCTGAAGTAGTTAAAAAGAAAGTATTTCAAGCAGATAGTAAGTTCTCAAACGAAGAGATTTTCCACATGAAAAGAGAACTAGGTGATGTTCTCTGGTATTGGGTGCAGGGTTGTAAAGCATTAGGTTTTACCCCTGATGAAGTAATGGAAGAAAACATTAGGAAACTAGAAAAACGATATCCTAATGGTTTTGAAGTAATAAGAAGTGAAGTGCGTGAACAGGGGGATATATAATGGCAAATCATGTTTATTTTAGTATTAATGTAGAGGGTTTAACTGAGGAACAGTGGGAGTGTTTATTCAAAAGTGAAGAACACGAAAGACCACACTGGCAAGAGGGAGAACCACCTATAAAGTTTAAAGAGTTAGTAGAAGTGCATGAGCAACCTTTTATGAGTAATGTTCCTAGAGAATATGACAAAGATGGTTGGTTAGAGGACTCTTACAACTGGTATTGTAGAGAGATTGGTGCTAAGTGGTGTAATATTGATGAATGGGAACACCCATGTATCAGTGGTTATAGTGCATGGTCTACACCATACCAAATGGTAGTTAGTTTAATAGAGTTTGCAAGTAATAAGTTCAATGTTGAACTAACTGCAAAAATGACTTATGAAGATGAGTTTAGAAACTTTATTGGAGTTGATACCTTTGAATCATACAAAGATGATGAGTATTATGTTGCTCATGATGAAAACTACCTTGATGGTAACGAACTCAATGCGCTACTAGAAGAAGAACTAGGTTGTGATGTATCTGATGATGACTTTGAGTGGTTTGAAGAATACAAAGACACAGGTATAGTTCCTAGTGAAGCAGTAGATGAAATGGTATATAATTTCTTTGAAACAGAAGAATTAAGGTGGTGCATGTAATGGGACAGTATGACGATAAAGTAGAAAGGCAAAGACGACTCATAGAAGCAGAAGAATGGTCTAGAGGCGTTAAAGCACTACATGCACATAGTTTAAATTCGATGTGGTATGATGATAGACCTGAAGATACAGCAGATGGTAAATCAGTGATGGATATAGAATACAATGGTGGATTAATCAAAAGAACACTAGATAGTGGTGAAACGATATATTTTGGTGAAAGACTAAGAGGTGACGAATTAATTCGTGAATGGGAAAGACATTGTGCAGATAAGAGGAAACCTAAACATGTCTACATCTGATGAAGAAAAAGAGTTAGAGTTCTATGCTTGGCAAACCCAGTATGGCAAAGAAGAAGCAATAAGAGTTGCTGCTGAAGAATGGGGAACAAGTCAGATTCAAGTAAAACTCAAGGTTCAAAAGTGGGAGGATAACCTATGGCTGTAAACTATACAGAACAACAAGTAAAAGAAATGGTAGAACAATATACAGAACAACCAACTAGAGAAACAGTAGAAAATCTAGCAGAAGTAATGAATAAAAGTATAAAATCTATCATAGGTAAACTAAGTAGAGAAGGTGTATACAAGAAAACCGAGTATACTACGAAAACAGGTGAAAAACCGATAACAAAATTAGAATTAGTAGAAGAACTAGCAGA